GCCAATCACAGGCGACAACTCTCGTAAGACGAAAAACGCCTGGGACATAACGCAAGATGACATCGACCAATTCTGGGCGGAGGCTTACTACTACTGGTCTAACGGGGAATCGTTAGTACTCGAGGGAGACCTTGAGGAAGAAGCCCTATGAATCCAATTATCACACACAGAAGGTGGCGAACTCGTAGGACTCATTGAAGAATATCTTGAAATGCTACTTCCTGAAGATTGGGAGTCGCTTGATATCTTTGATAGACGCGATTACATCAGAAATTATGGCGATGACGATCATTGTGGTTCAGTGCAGCGGGAGCGGGTGTGTGCCCTTGAGATATGGTGTGAAGTGATGGAGGGGGACAGGAAGAACCTGCAGAACGCAAAGGCTAGGGAGATTACAGACATACTTCAAGCAATGCGAGGATGGAACCCTTATACAAAGGGAACTGGTAAAGCACGGTTTGGCAGGCTTTACGGCCCACAGAGAGCGTTTGTAAGGGAAGGTACAGACCTTCTATCAATCTATAAACGCAATCACGAAAAGTAGGTGTGTCCAATTATTTGAGGTGTGTCCAATTATTTAATAGGTACAAATGTTTGTAAAAATATTTATTCAGCCCTATACATTGATAAATTTTAATATATGGTAATAATTGGACACACCAAACACGTCCGGACACACTAATCGGACACGGGCAAAAAGCAGATAACTTCTAATCAAATTAATAATATGTGTCTAGTGTGTCCAATTATTTATATAAAAAATAAAAAATAAATATATGAATAATCGTATGTATACGTATACACGTGAAAAACGCGAATACGCGTATATATATATTCTGGCAAAAAATCGGACAAATTGGACACACCCCCCCCATAAACCCAGTAGCCACGTGGGTTCGTAGGCGTGTCCGAGGGTGTGTCCAATTATTAAATGAGAATGAGGTGAGAACGTGGAAAAAGATATCGAGCGTTGGTTGGGAAATCAACTCAAAAATCTGGGGTGCATATATATGAAATTCGTATCGCCGGGAAATGACGGGGTGCCTGATCGGATTGTAATCTTACCGGGGGGCTTAGTCGTGTTCGCTGAACTAAAGGACGAGAAAGGGCGATTAAGGCCCAACCAACGCGTGCAGATAGAACGAATGCGAAAGCTGGGCGCTAGTGTTTCTGTAGTTACCGGTAAGCCTGGGGCTACATTGTTTATTGATGATATAAGAAGGGCGATTCATGAACTTTCATCCACACGAATATCAAAAAATAGCAATTCAAAGAATCATTGACCATACACACTATGGGCTGTTACTTGATATGGGATTGGGCAAGACCGTTTCTACATTAATCGCTATCGAGCAGTTAATGTATGATCAATTCGATATTAAGAAAGTGCTGCTTATTGCACCTAAGAAAGTAGCCGAATCGACCTGGATGCAAGAGGCTAATAAATGGAGTGAAACAAGCTATTTGAAGATAGCATCTGTACTAGGCCCTGAAAAGGACCGCATCAAAGCCCTTCAAAGTGATTCTGATATCTATGTGATGAATCGTGAGAATGTGCAATGGCTGTATGAGTATTATCATAAGAAGCCGTTCCCTTTTGACATGTTAGTTATTGACGAAAGTTCATCGTTTAAGAATCCACAGGCTAAACGATTTAAGGCGCTGCGTAAAATGAGGCCTTTCTTCAAACGAGTAGTCATTTTAACTGGTACACCGGCACCGAATACGTTAATGGATGTATGGGCGCAAATGTATTTGTTAGATGGCGGTGAACGACTAGGTAAAACCCTTACTGAGTATCGATTACGATATTTTACCCCCGATAAAACAAACGGGCATATCGTCTACAGCTACCGTCTACTACCAGGAGGAGATAAAGCTATATTCGGTAAGATGCAAGATATCTGTATGAGCTTAAAAGCAAAGGATTACCTAAATCTTCCGGAACGTATTGAAAACGTAATCACGGTAGAAATGAGTCCCAAGGAGTATGGGCTATATAGAATAATGGAGTACACTCACGTATTGAGTCTAATAGATTCAGACGACGTGAGCGCTTTGAATTCAGCAGCACTGACAAGTAAGCTATTACAACTGGCTAACGGGGCTATCTATACAGATGATGGAGAAACCATTATCGTCCACAATGAAAAGGTTGAGCGCTTGAAAGAATTGGTAGAAACAAATGAGGGAAAACCGATGTTAGTATTCTACAATTTCAAACATGACCTGCAAGCGATTAAAGAGGCCTTTCCAAAAGCTGTCGAATTAAAGACCGACGATGATGTAGCTGAGTGGAACAAAGGAAACATTCAAATGTTACTGGCCCATCCCGCGTCGGCTGGATACGGGCTAAACCTTCAAGCTGGTGGCAATATCATTGTCTGGTATGGATTAACGTGGAGCCTAGAGCAATATCAACAGGCTAACGCAAGGCTTCATAGGCAAGGCCAAACGCAACCCGTGATTATCCATCATCTAGTAACAAAAGGGACGATGGATGAGCAAGTGATGAAAGCCTTAGAGCGCAAGGAAGTAGGGCAAGATGCACTACTCGAAGCCATTAAATATCGTAAAGAGTTGTATAAGGAGTAAAACGTTATGCAAAAAAAATGTAGAAAGTGCGGTACGAAGTTTACGGTTAAGACTTCGGAAGATTATTGTCCGGAGTGCATGGAAGTTATGACGCCTCCGCCGGCAGGTACTAAATTAGAAGTTAGAGAATGCGAAGGCTGTGGAGAGCCGTTTGAATATTTTAGAAAGCCACAGGGGCGACCACGTAAATATTGCCCCGATTGTGCAATTAAATTCTGTCATAAATCCAAGAAGGAAGTTGAGGAGGAAGCAAAAATGACTACAGTAGACAGTAAAGAGACAGAAGAAAGACAGAAGGAAGACAGTAAAAAGTTAACTGTGTATGTGCCAACTGTTGCAGATAAGGATAAACTGTATGGCAATATTGAACATGATGCAGTGAACCACCCATCGCATTATACGAGAGGTAAGATTGAGGTGATTGACTTTATCGAAGATCAACAGCTTCCATACCATCTTGGCAATGTTATCAAGTACATCGCACGTGCTGGGTATAAGGGCGATAAGCTCGAAGACCTAAAAAAAGCGCGTTGGTATTTGGATAGATACATCAATGAGGTGATGGGGAATGGAACACTTTAAACAAGGTGACTGCGTGTTAGTATCAAATGACAACAAGCATTGGTATCATAGGCATTTCTATCGTATTGATGATGTGTGGGGCGGTACGGGTAACGCACTTGTGTATGCCGAGGGTAAAAGCCCCTGGACGGTGAGTCGTAAGCACGAGGATCAATATAAGCTATATGAACTTTGGAAATATTGTAAGGGGGCGGAAGAGTGACCGATAAAGAGTACATGCAACAAATATTACGAATTGATGACCGCATAGATTCAATTAAGCGTGATATTGAGGCACAGATAGAACGTAAGGCGGATACCTTGTCCGCCACGGACTATAGCAAGGATAGGATATCCGGCGGGCATTGCGGCGATTTATCAGGTATAGTAGCTGGTATTGAGCAATGTGTCGAACTGCAACGAAAGGAAATAGAAAGGTTAAAAGCCATTAAAGCAGAAGTCCGTTGGGTGATTAGCCAAGTACGGCCAAATGAGTTGGCGGTCCTACTGACTGAGCGATATGTACAAGGGAAAAGCTGGAAAGAGCTAGCCGGTATCTTATTCTATAGCGAGGCAAGAGTACGAGGCGAGCTACACGATAGGGCCCTGGTAGAGGTAGGACGTATACGTGCTAGATTGAAATAGCGTGGACAATACAAAACGATACAAAACAGTACATCGACATGTGGTATACTGTAGGTGTGAAAGTTGGGAAACTTCACAGGAAGTGAATAAGAAAAGGACGCCAGATGTACTTGGCGTCCTTTTGTATTATGCAGGTTTAATCAATATCATCATAGGGGGTACCTGTTCGTAATGCAAATGTAATCCTTTCAAATAACAAACTATATCAAAATAAATTCGCGACACCTTTGAGATGCTTGGACGTAAAATATAATAGCCTTGTTTAACTACAACCAATACATAATGTAAGAGATTTCCTTGAGTACTTAACTATAACAAATTACTGCCATCCTATGGTGATATTGATTAAGCCTACAAATAAAATAGAATCTGACTGCCAATAGAAAGGAGAGAATAGTATGACAGATATTACTTGCCATATTAAAGATTGTTTACATAACAAACGTAATAAGTGTACTGCTAATGCTATTGTCCTTGGCAGTAAAGGTAATTGTAAAGCCAAAGCCTTTGCTAAAGATATGATGAAACATTCCCGTAAACAGCACTGGCGAGGGGGCATGTATGGGGGCTAGTACCTCAGACATACCCGGGGCC